GCCCGATATACCAAAGCCTTAGCAAGAGCAATGTCCTATACCAAGCAAGTAAAAGCTGCTGCGGTGTTGAACAATGGCTTCAGTGCTGGTGTTACTGGGGGTGATGGTCAAGCGTTGTTCTCTAGTGCGCATCCATTGGTATCTGGGGGCACTAATGCTAACCAGCCTACTACTGCTGCGGATTTGAACGAAACGTCTTTGGAAGCAGCTGTGATACAGATTGCTGGCTGGACGGACGAACGCGGTCTCCTATTAGCAGCCAAACCTAAAAAGTTGGTTCTTCCTCCTGCCCTGCAATTCGTTGCAACAAGGCTGTTGAAGACTGAAAACCGTGTAGGTACTGCTGATAACGACATCAATGCAATCAAGTCTAACGGCGTGATTCCTGGTGGCTATACAGTTAACCACTTTTTAACGGACAGCAATGCCTGGATGTTGACAACTGATGTACCTAACGGACTGAAAATGTTTGTTAGAGCACCTATTAGTAATGACATGCAAGGTGATTTCGAAACGGGGAATGTAAGATATCGTAGTAGAGAACGATATTCGTTCGGATACTCTGATCCGCTGGGTATGTATGGGTCGGCCGGGGCTTGAATACTTGTAAAACAAGCACTTAGCTCCAACAAAAGGCTCCTTCGGGAGCCTTTTTTATGTCCGAAAATATATAGTTAGTCCATGCAGCTATTAAAATAAAGCTTTACAAATAGTAAGAGGGTATTATAATAGCTGCGTGGACTAACTAACTAGGAAAGGGCAGTGAAAAAGTTAACAACAGAGGAGTTCTCTAATAGAGCTAGGGGTATTCATAATGGTAGGTATAAATACCCTGCCAAGTACTTAGGGGCAGGAATCCCTATATCTATTATATGCAGACTACATGGGGTGTTTGAACAGACACCTAATGCCCATCTGCGGGGGCAAGGGTGTCCTATATGTGCTGTAAAAAAGGTAACAGATGGTTCAAAGGTACCTATAGCAGAAGTGCTTAGTAGGTTTGAGGCAGTCCATAAGGGAGTATATGGGTATTCAGGGGTTGAGTACATTAGTATGCACTCAGTAGTAGGTATCAACTGTCCGCAGCATGGGGAGTTTTTCCAATCCCCACACTCCCACATAAAGGGAAGAGGGTGTCCTATATGTGCAAAACCCAAACAGCAGAAGCGTAATAATGATAGGAACTGTATCATTATTAGAAACTTTGAGAAGCTAGCTAGAAAGCGACATGGGGACATATTTGACTACTCTGGCACTGTATATACCCATAATCAAGGAGAGGTAGCTCTTAGATGCACTATTCATAATAGGGAGATATTTCAAACTGCGAGAGATCATTTAGATGGGTACAACCCATGCCCCCAGTGCAATCACATGAAGTCAAAAGGGGAGCAGGCCATAGCAGATTATCTGAGTATCTACACCCCCATAATCCAGCGAGACCGATCAGTACTTAAGCCTAAAGAGCTAGACATCTATATCCCCAGTGCCAATCTAGCGGTTGAGTTTCATGGGATGTATTACCACTCCCACTTCAATGCTGAGGATGAAAAGAAGGATAAGCTAAAGAGCTACACCAAGTATACCCAATGTGCTGCCCTTGGAATAAGGCTAATCACCATTTACCAAACAGAGTGGGAGAACCACCAACCCCAGATCAAGCGGTTATTGAAGAATGCTATAGGTAAAACCAAGGGTAAGGTAATGGCTAGAAAGTGCCAAGTAGCCCCCGTATCTAATGCTGATGCCAAAATATTCTATGAGCAGTATCACCCTCAGGGCGGGGTGGGAAATGGGGTACACTTTGGCCTATATTGGAAAGATAAGCTGGTAGCCTGTATGCGATTCTCTCTAGGCAATAATGATAGGGGCAATACTAAGAATAGGGATTGGACTCTAGCAAGGTACGCTACCCGAGTTAATGTACTAGGAGGAGCTTCACGACTATTCAAGGCGTTTGTAAAGGAGCAAGACCCAGAGCTGATAAAATCGTTTTCTGATAATAGGTACTTCTCAGGGGGAATGTATGAGCAGTTAGGGTTTGAGATGGTGCAGGACTCAGTACCAGACTATCAAGTATGGAGTAATAAATTAGGGCTTCTACCCAAGACACACTACCAACGTAGAGTGCTACAAAAACGCCTAATAGAGCATGGGAAAGATGAGGTATTTGACCATACATCAGACCCCCGAACAGAGAAGGATATGACATATTTAATGGGTGCTGGGCGCATATATGATTGTGGGAAAAAGAAGTGGGTCTGGACTAAATAATAACCCCTTGCACCCCAACTAAAAAAGGAGTATAAGTTACCCCATACCGGGGTAACCCCGCTTATTAGACTGTCCCCGCAGACGCATAGAAGACTGATAAGCTCAAAACTTTCTATGAAGGAATCCTACCATGTCACGTACTACCTTTTCCGGCCCTGTAAAAGCGGGCAACATTCGCAACAACCCCTACAAAAACGTAGGCTCAGCTGTACTTTCTCAGAGTATTCAAGTACCTTTCAATGCTACTTTAACATCGACCAGTACCCCTATCTATATCCCTGCGGGAAGTCACATCAATGATATTCGTATCACAACTACAGTAGTGTATGATTCTGCAACTTCAGCAACATTGACGGTAGGTAAAACTGCTGCGGGTACTGAATATGCGGGAGGTAATGCTAAAACAGCAGGTCTGGTCACTACTACAGTCTCTGCGGCTCAAGCTGCTAACTGGCTATCTACGCCTTCAGATGTAACGTCTACAACAACCGGATCATTCCCAACATCCGTTATATACGCACAGATTATTTCCGTAGGTCAACCTACAGCGGGTAATGCGGTAGTAACTGTACTGTACGAACAACCAGACGATCGTTCTACTTACAATACTCAATAATAGGGGTCTGATATGAGAAGACAGACTGCAACTGTAAAAGGTGTGGGGGTCTCGGCCCCCATTGCCTTCGACCACTATATAAGCCCATTTAGTGTGGGCTTCGGTACGGTCGTTTCTGGTACGGGAACTTACAATATAGAGTACACCTATGATGATATATTCTCCTCTACCTACGTACCTTCATCAGGAACTTGGTATATCCATGCCAGTTTCGCTGGAGGGGCTGTTAGTGGAAATAATAACATTGCTTCTCCTGTTATGGCAGCGAGAATAAATGTGCTAGTAAACACAGCCAATATGGTTGTTAGTGCAACATTTATCCAGGCTGGTAAAACCGGGGATTAGTAGGATGATGCGACAAGTCGCGCCCCCCGTGGGCGCGTGGATTGAAACCTAAAATGGCGAAAAAAGCGGGTGTCCCGCAATCGGTAGGCAAAGACTTTGCTGCCGCTGATAAAGGTAAAACATTTAAATTAGGTGGCGAAATGGCTGGTAAAAAGTTTGATTTTAAAAAGATGTTTGCAAGCAAAAACGATGGTAAGGAACCTGCTAAGGAAGAGGCATCCGAGTCCAAGGCTGTGAAGTCCGGTAAAATCTCCAAGGCGCAGTATGCCAAGGGTGAGAAGCGAGAAGACAAAATGAAATGCGGCGGCTCTGTTAAGGGCCACGCTAACGGCGGGTTAGTAAGCCGGGGTAATGGCTGCGCTTCTAGTGGGAAAACCCGAACTAAAGTCTGTTAATGCCTGTCATAGCAATCTATGCTCTTATCGCCGCTACGTTGTTTGGTAGCGGCTACGGAACATGTTGGAAAGTCATGACCCGGCAAATTGCCGTACTCAACGCACAAATAGAGGCATCCAATGCAGACGCGAAACGGAGATTATTGGAATCGACAGTGGCAACAGAAACAGCAGAACTTAAAGCCGCAGAAACTGCAAAACAGTTGGAAGATGAAGCTCTTAAAAATATTGAGCTTAATGCTGATCTTGCTCGCCGTCTGGCTACTGTTCGGATGCGCGTCAAAACCGTCCATACAAACTGTAGTGGCACCCTGCCAAAAAGTAGTGGTCCCGGCACACCTACAGACGCCACCGACCTCACCGAGCTTCCAGAAGAATTTGCAGGATTACTTCGAAATGAATCATTAAGGGCGGATAATTTAGCGGTGTATGCCGACGAGTGTTATCATTTTGTAAATAACCAATGCGGGATAAAACAATGAATAAAGTAGTGAGTGTAGGCCTATTGATGGCTATTTCTTTTTCAGCCTATTCGGCGCCGTGGGTAGTCTCTGACCCTACGCTCCAGGGCGTGACACATTGCG